GGTTTCAAGACTCGTTACGGTATGGTTTCTAACCCATTCTCAGGCGGACTTACTCAAGGTTCTGGTGCACTTACAGCAAATGCTAACAAGTACTACAGAAGAGTACAAGTTGCAAACCTTATGTAATCCATATTTACATATCAACACAGAGGGACTTGACGTCCCTCTTTTTTTATGCTATATTACATTTGTTGATCTGACGAGGTTGACACGGGTGTGACAGAACAATCCTGTTGGAAATAGGCGGGATAATGTATAGACTCAGAGGTGGTACTCGCCTTCCCTAAAGGAAGTGAACTCTAACCAAGAGGTGTCTAGTTAATCAGTATTAAATTTCGCTTTAGCGATTCCCTGATTATGTTGGTATGAAGTAATCCAATCACCCTCCCTTCTTAATATTATAACTAGTAGGACTAATGTTTTAGTCCTTTTTTAATACCCTTTTTTATATGCTATCTACACAGTATCGTCTTCGTTTAGAAGGAATTTGTAAATCAATCGCAGCAGGTCAAGAAGTTTCAATAGAGGACATGATCTGGGCACAGAAACTAGCAAAAGCAAATACAAGTGCAAGAGGTATGTTAAATCAAGCAAGAAGAATGAGCACAAATCCTAACGATTCTTTTCTGAATAACTTGAATATAGGAGACCCCGATTCAAGTAATCATAAAAGGGGTTTCAATGGACCAGACGAGATTGTAGATTGGTTTCATCAAGAAAGATCTGACGATTGGAGGCAACGAGATTAATGTTAGCAACTGCTCTTTTGTTTAGTGCTATCCCATTTGTTGTTGCCACTCTGTACTTTGGTACTAAGGGAGGTTACTATGATAGTGACAACTATAAAGGTGACGGTTGTGCACATGAGGTGAAACGATGATTAAGGGTATCATTAAATACACCAAAGAAATTTATCAATCTGCTAAATACATGCTACAAGGGTTATCCGTAACTCTTGAGCATATGGGTAGAAGACCTGTAACAGTACAGTATCCATATGAGAAACTGATACCATCTGAAAGGTATCGTGGTCGCATACACTATGAGTTTGATAAGTGTATTGCATGTGAGGTATGCGTAAGAGTATGCCCTATCAATCTCCCAGTAGTCGATTGGGTGATGAACAAACAAACAAAGAAAAAGGAACTTAGAAATTATTCGATAGACTTTGGAGCATGCATATTCTGCGGTAACTGTGTAGAGTATTGTCCCACTAACTGTCTATCAATGACGGAGGAATATGAACTTGCTACATTTGACAGGCATCAACTTAACTATGATAATGTCGCTCTTGGACGACTTCCCACTTCTGTTACAAGCGATCCCTCAGTTAGGTCACTGCGTGAACTTACTTATCTACCCAAGGGTGAAATGGATCCACACACAGTCAAAGACAGTGACCCAAGAGTGGGTAAACTTCCATCAGAGGTACTCGATTGGATGAAGACTAAATAACTAAACAGAATGATTTATTATGATTACTGACATCAGATATGATGGGTTCATCGGTATATTCGATACCGAATACAATACCCAACCTTTGATTGATTACTGGGAATATCAGAATAACATTGGTGCTACCTTTAAACGTAAAGGTTTATTCGGTAGAGAACGTAAAGCACATGCTCGTAAAGATACATGTCTTGCCACTGAAGACTTTATGTTGGATCACAACTGCGGTTATCAGTGGATGCGAGAATATAATGAGATTACTGGTAGATGCCTTGAAGAGTATATCGATCAGTTTGAACATCTCCTGCATTATAGATATCAACAGGTATATCTAAATGTACAGAAGACTTTACCACAGCAGGGATATCATAGTTGGCATTCAGAAGATGGTTCTTTAGGATGCAATCGTCGTATACTAGCGACAATGATGTTTCTTAATGATATTACTGAGGGTGGAGAGACTGAATTTTTATATCAGTCTAAGAGATTCCAACCTAAGAGAGGTCAATTTCTTATTTGGCCCGCAGGATTTACTCATGTACATAGAGGTAATCCTCCTCTATCTGGTGAGAAATACATTGCTACATCATGGTTAGAAAACATAAACGCATAACATGGCAAACTGGTATCAAGATCAACTAACGAATAAGAACTTTCTGTCTCCTATAGGATTCATATTTCTATTGGAGAAAGCACGGAAGGTTTCTTTCCTATGTCAAAGAGCAAATATCCCTGAGATAAGTCTTGGTAATATTGATATTCCTACTAGAGGTTTAGTGCGTATTCCTATTGATGGAAACATTAATTATAGTGAACTAACTCTAGACTTTATTGTAGATGAAGATCTGAGGAACTATATGGAAATCCATAATTGGATTCGTGCATTGGGTACTCCCGATAATTATAATGAAAGAACTGAATGGATGAAGAGTAATAGTACTATTGGTGTTAATGATAAAGATGCAAAAACATCTGATGGTACGTTACAGGTATTAAACAATAACAACATGTCAAACTTTGATGTTGTTTTTGAAGACATGTTTCCAATATCACTTAGTACATTGGATTTCAATGTTACCAATACAGATACAGATTACTTAACTGCGAGTGTTACTTTCAAGTATCTGCTTTATGAAATCAGAGACGTAAACACTAAGACCAGACGATGAAATTTGAATATAAGTTTGAAAAAACATGGGGTGGTGTAGATAACTGGTATACTGAATCTAAGAGATGGGCATCTAAACAGAAACCACCGTTATCACTTATTGCAGAAATTTGTATAGAATGGTTGCATAAAATGTGGATTGATGGTAAAATACTTATGCTCATGGACGATATTGATCGTCAAGTTGACAACATACATTCCCAATGGGAGGCAAATGACACAGAACTCACCCCACACATCGTGGAGAAAGGAGTATTTGGAGATGAAGAGTGGTCTATCTCAATTACAAATCCGATTGTTGAAAGAAGGACCACAACAACTGTCCCAAGCATGGTTACTCCAAGCGATGCACAACGATTACAGAAAGATGAAGGGGATCAAGGAACCTCCGTATCGTGAGTCTGGATATCAGACGTCAATGAAAGAATGGTTTAATCAAATTAAAGATCAAGGAACGTAATGCTATCCTTCTGGATTCACTTGGTAGCATTCTACGAAGTGGTTGTATTGAACTGTATTCAACCTGTTAACTGGAAATACTGTTATCAGGTTGATGAATGGTTAGTCCCAGAACTTGTCCAGGGTTATAAAATCTGGAGTGGACAAGAACATCCCTATCAAAATGAGAAAGACTACCTAAATGAACTTAGATAAATTACAGGAACTCTGGAAACAGGACTGTGTTATTGATGCCGATTTGTATTGTGAAGAATCAATTAAGATTCCTCAGTTACACCAAAGGTATTTGGAATTTTATAATACTTACGCTCTCATGAAAAAAGAGAAAGAGGGTGAGTTAAATGCACTTAAGAAAGACAAATGGATGTACTACAAAGGTAAGGCACCATCTCAAATCTACAAAGAGATGCCATTTGATCTAAAACTTACTACTAAAGAAGAGATATGGATGTTTATCGATGCAGATGAAGACATCCGTAAGTTACGTTATAAGATTGATTATATTGAACAAGTATTATATTTCTTAGAGAATGTTCTAAAACAAATCGGTACCCGAAACTTTCAAATTAAAAACGCTATCGAATGGACTAAGTGGAAAGAAGGGTCTTGATTTCCTGATACATAGTGTAGTGACTATTGCACTATGAATATGGACCTTAAGATTAAAAAGAAGAATGAGGTGTATCTTAAGGTTCAAGCAGAACCTCATATCAATTACGAATTATCAGATTTCTTTACCTTCGAGGTTGAGTCTGCAAAGTTTATGCAGAAACAAAGAAGGTGGAAAGGATGGGATGGAAAGATAAGATTATTCTCTCCTGCTACAGGGGAAATCTACTGTGGTCTGTATGACTATCTGGTGGATTATGCGAAGAAAAAGGGGTATGAATATGAGACGGAGCACGATGAGAATTTCGGTCACCCCGAAGATGTGAATAAATTCGTGACTCCTGAGGCAGTGGCAGGATATGTGAAATCATTGCGTCTTCCTGTGAAGGTGCGTGATTACCAATACCAAGCAATATACGAATGCCTGAGATACAACAGACGACTCCTATTGTCGCCAACTGCCAGTGGGAAATCCTTGATGATTTATTCATTGGTTAGGTATCATGAAAGTTTAGATAGAAGAGTATTAATAGTCGTTCCCACGACGTCTCTTGTCGAGCAAATGTACAAAGACTTTGAGTCCTATGGATGGAGGGCGTCTGACTATTGCCACAAGATATATGCGGGGCAAGATAAATACACGGATGCTGATGTAGTAATCACCACTTGGCAATCGATTTACAAGGAACCGAGTAAATGGTTTAGCAAGTTTGATGTCGTGATCGGTGACGAGGCGCACCAGTTCAAAGCTAAATCTCTTACCTCTTTGATGGGCAAACTGCATAACTGTAAGTATAGGTATGGATTTACAGGAACTCTTGATGGTGCCAACGTAAACCAATTAGTTTTAGAAGGATTGTTTGGTCGATGTACTCAAGTAACAAGAACTAACGAGTTAATGAAGCAAGGTTATATCGCAAAACTAAAAGTCAAGATCATACTACTGAAACACCAAGAACAACTGTTCGAGGGATATCAGGATGAGATTGGATACCTTATAGAACATGACGGAAGAAATAAATTTATCCGCAACCTCGCCAATGATCTAAAGGGAAATACACTAATCCTCTTCAACTATGTAGAGCGTCACGGAGAACCCCTTTATGAAATGATAAATAGTTTTACGGAACGTCCAGTTTATTTCGTACATGGTGGTGTAGACGTCGATGACCGAGAAGAGATTCGACAACTTACAGAAGTATCTGACGATGCTATTATCATTGCCTCTTACGGAACGTTCTCTACAGGGATTAACATCAAAAACTTACATAATGTAATCTTTGCTTCTCCTTCTAAATCAAGAATTAGGAACTTACAGTCCATTGGGCGTGTATTAAGAAAAGGAGAAAACAAGTCACAAGCGACATTGTATGACATCGCGGATGACATTTCTACAGATCGTGGAAATAATTATACTTTGAATCATTTATTAGAAAGAGTAAAAGTATACAGTCAAGAAAAATTTCATTATGAGATCATCAACGTAAAACTAAAATGATTAACCATGTAAAGCACGACGAAGATTTTTTTGGTATTTTCAAACTTGCCAATGGTGAGGAGGTTCTTGCTAAAGCAATAATTACCTTAGACAATAATGAATCTCTAATCTTTTTACAAGATCCAGTAATGGTTCAAGTAATAAACAAACCCATGAGTGAAACTAAAGTTATGCGTGGGGTAGGTTTTGTAAAGTGGCAGCAACTTTCTGATGAAGAATTTTTTGTAGTAAAAGAAAAAGATGTTGTATGTATTGCAACTATGAGTAGAGAGGTTCAGTTATTATATGAATCTTATCTCTTGACTGAACATGGTTATAACCCCGCCACTCCGCAAGGAGGATACCATATTAAAGCAGATAAATCAATCGGATATATTGGTAACACTGATGATTATAGGAAACTCTTTGAAAAGATTTATAAAGCTAAGAATAACCCTTGAACCCTTACAGTGTTATTGTACATGCATTTGACAAACTTGTCAAGTGTGCTATAATAAGAACAGCACTTAAACACATATGAAGCGAGTCGCCAAAAAGAAACAACACTACGTTGATAACCAAAAATTCCTAGCAGCAATCGTCGAATACAAACGTCGAGTTAAGGTTGCTGAAGAAAAGGGATTGGAGAAACCTCGTGTCAACGATTATATTGGCGGTTGCTTTCTGAAGATTGCTAATCATTTGTCATTCCGTCCTAACTTTATTAACTACATGTATAAGGATGACATGATTTGTGATGGCATTGAAAACTGTATACAGTATATCGATAATTTTAATCCAGAGAAATCTAAGAACCCCTTCGCATATTTTACACAAATTGTTTACTATGCTTTCTTGAGACGTATTGCAAAAGAGAAACGTCAGATGGATATTAAAGACAAGATTATTGACAAATATGGATACTCGGATGTCTTTTCGGTTGACGGATCGGCAACAACAGACTATAATAGTATCAAATCTAATATCCAAGTTAAAACTAGACGTCAATGATGTCATTTATTACTCGTTATTGGTCAGGTAAAACTGGCAAACCTGTAGAACAAATTAAAAAAATTGCAGAAGAGGAACTCCAAGCAGAGTTTCAATATCAACAAATCATCGATACTAATGGTTCGTTGAAACACCGTATCATGCTTACCTATGAAAACACTCCTGATAACTGATCAACACTTTGGTGTTAGAGGAGACAATCAACACTTTCTTAATCACTATAAAAAGTTTTATAGTAAGGTGGTGATTCCCTTTATTAAGGCATCAGGTATTAAGGAGATCATTAATCTTGGAGATACGTTTGATAAACGTAGATCTATCAACTTCATGTCTCTTGATGAAGCAAAGGAGATGTGGTTTGATCCCCTAGATCAACTAGGGTGTCGAATGACTATGCTTATCGGTAATCATGACATCTATTATAAAAATACTCTAAGGGTCAATGCTCCTGATCAAGTCTTAAGTGATTATGATTTTAAGATCATTGATAAACCTACCACTCTAACTTATGACGGTCTCGATATTTTAATGTTGCCTTGGATCTGTGATGATAATCGTGATGAAATCTTTACTGCAGTAGCAACTAGTAAAGCAGATGTGTGTATGGGTCACTTAGAACTTAATGGATTTGAGGCACACCCAGGTCATGTCATGGAAAGTGGCATGGATTCTACTATCTTTAATAAATTTAAAAGAGTGTTCAGTGGACACTATCATCAAAAATCTACTAAAGGTAATGTTACTTACCTAGGTAATCCTTATCAACTTTATTGGAATGACTATGGAACAAAAAGAGGATTCCATGTGTTTGACACAGAAACTCTCAAAGTTACTTTTTACCGAAATCCCTTTGACACTTTTCATAAGTTGTATTATAATAATGGAGTTAGCATACCGACTGCAGACGAAATTCAAGGAGGATTCGTCAAACTAATCGTTGAAGAAAAAGGCGATTATCAAAAGTTTGACTATGCGGTAAAGCAACTCCAAAGCATTGGTCTCGGAGATCTTAAGATTGTCGAAGACCTCAGTGCTGAACTGGAGTGTTCGGATACTACCCTTGAAACCGAGGACACTATGACGTTACTTGAATCATACATAGATGAGATAGATCTTAAAGTTAATAAGAGTAATATCAAATCTGTAATGAGATCCTTATACGTCGAAGCGTCTGAACTATAATGTTTGTTTTAACTGAAGTTGGTACTGGTGGTGTTTATGCAGTCACTAATGAAAAGAAGCAGAAAACCGTTGCAGTCTTTGAACAAGAAGACGATGCAGAACGGTACGCAGGTCTTCTAGAGGCAAATGATTACCACAAAGATCTTGAACTCATGGAAGTTGATCCTGAGATCATTGCAATGAATTGTGTAAATTACAACTACAAGTTCACCATCATCAAATCTAACGACCTTCTCATACCCTTGATCAAACCTAAAGAATGATTACTTTTGAAACACTTCGTTGGAAAAATTTTCTTTCAACAGGTGACCAATGGACAGAAATCGATTTAGATGGAAGTCCTTCTACATTAATTGTTGGTGCAAATGGAAGTGGAAAATCGACTATGCTCGATGCACTTTGTTTTGCATTGTTTAATAAACCTTTTAGAAAGATTACTAGAGGTCAGTTAGTAAATAGCATCAATGAAAAAGGTCTCAAAGTAGAGGTAACATTCTCTATTGGAAGAGACGAATATCGTGTATTCAGAGGAGCAAAACCTAATGTCTTTGAACTTTATAAGAACAACAAGTTGGTTGATCAGGACGCTGCGACAAAAGACACGCAGAAATATCTCGAACAAAGTATTCTCAAACTCAACTACAAGTCCTTTACACAAGTCGTCATCTTGGGTTCATCCACTTTTGTCCCCTTCATGCAACTCAAAGGACCTCACAGGAGAGAAGTTATCGAAGATCTACTGGACATCAAGATCTTCTCACAAATGAATTTGTTGCTCAGGGATAGAGTCCGAGCAACCATGGCACAAAGTAAAGATTGCGATCACTTACTCACAGTAGCAAATCAAAAAGTAGCATCACAAGAAAAACTGCTAAAGAATCTTAACGAAATTAATCAATCTCGTCAGCAGGAAAGGCAAAAGAAGATCAGAGATAATCGAGTGATGATCGAAGGTCTTGAAAAAGAAAAGGATAATAGGAAAGAGGAACTATCTTTACTAGAAAGTAAGATGGTTGACGTTGAAGATAAGAGAAATGCTATGTCAGATCTTAAAAATGACAAGGCAGAGATTAGTGCAGAACTAAAAGTAGCAAAGAAAGATATTAAGTTTTTAGAAACTCATGAGGACTGTCCTACATGCAATCAAAATATTGAAAGGGCATTTAGAGACGCAAGAATTGGTGTTCTACAAGGAAAAGGTAAGCAACTTTCTAGGAAATTAGATAAAATTAAGGGTGACATCACGGATATGCTTAAGATTATTGCTGAGGCAGACGATATTTCTATGCAATGTCATGAGAAAAGAAGTGATATCACTCAGAGTGAACGTGATATTGTTAGGATTGAAATGGAAACTCTTAAGATTCAAGATGAATTGATTAATCTTAGAGACAACCGTCCTAATATTGTAAAAGAGGAGCAAGAATTACAAAAAGTTCAAGAAGAACTTGATGAAACACTCAAAAGTTGTGCTAAAGTTAGTGAAAAACTGGATGAGTTTCAAGTTGTATCGCATTTATTGCGTGATGGAGGCATCAAAAGTCAAATCATTAAGAAGTATGTGCCAGTTTTTAACAAACTAATTAATAAATACCTCAACAACATGGACTTCTTTGTTAATTTTACTCTTGATGAAGAGTTTAATGAAACATTGAAGAGCAGATTTAGGGATGAGTTTACATATTCTTCCTTCTCGGAAGGTGAAAAGCAAAAGATTGACCTAGCACTTCTGTTTACTTGGAGAGAAGTTGCTAGAATGAAGAATAGTGTAGCAACTAACCTGTTGATTCTAGATGAAGTGTTCGATTCTTCTCTTGATGCAGGTGCAACTGCTGAATTACTTCAAATCTTGAGGGCATTAGGACAGACAACTAACTTATTTGTCATATCACATAAGGGTGATATCCTAGTTGATAAGTTCTTGAGGACCTTAAGGTTTGAAAAGATTAATGATTTTAGTAAAATGTCGGATGATTCCTAATGGTATGTAAAGTAACACTGTACAAAGCAGGTAAAGTTTGGGATGAAGAAGTAATCGCTATTGATTATGAAGATGCGAAGAAAGTAGCACTTGCTCGTAACCCTGGTGCACAGGTCATGAGTGTAACTTCAGTGATGTGACAGTTGAATAAGTGGCACAATAAGTGGCACATGCTTGATCAGTCTGTTATAATAGGTATATCAACAGGAGATACATGATCAATCCAGAAGTCAAAGGCACACTCGCAAAACTACTCGCAACTGAGAACCTTACTGTAGAGCACCGTAAAGTATCTACAGCATACTTTGATGTAGCAAAACGTATCCTTTGTCTGCCTATCTGGAAGACTGCATCCAACACAGTGTATGACCTTTTGGTTGGTCATGAGGTTGGACATGCTCTATACACTCCTAACAAAGGTCTTGATGGTGCCAACAAGGGTTTCGTAAATGTCCTTGAGGATGTCCGTATCGAGAAGATGATGAAGGAAACATATCCTGGTCTTCGTAAGTCTTTCTTCCAAGGTTACACTGAACTATGGAAAGATGATTTCTTTGGTGTTAATGATGAAGATATCTCTAAACTTCCTTTCATTGATCGTATCAACCTTTTCTACAAAGGTAATCCTGAGATTGAGTTTACTAAAGATGAGCAAGTATATGTAGATCGTGCTGCTAACACCAAAACATTTGAAGATGTTCTACAACTTGCAGAAGAACTTTATGGTCGTGCAGAAGATATTGAAGACAAGAAAATGGATATGGATTTCCCTAACTTAGAATCCATCGAGTCACCTGATGCAGGTGATGGTGATGTAGAAGTTACACCTAACACTAGCAACCAAGCATCTAGTGATGGTGATACTGAAGAAGGTGATTCTGGCAACCCAGAACTTTCTGATGAGCAACAACCTGTAGGTGAGGAGAAATCTTCATCAGGTCTTGGTAACGAGAATGCAAACATCACTACTGGTCAACAATCATATGGTGCAACAGATCATGATGAGACTGTAAGTATCACTCAGGAAGCATTCGATCAAGCACTAGAAACTTTGATTGATGACAATGCTAAGGAATGGGTATACATCAATCTTCCTAATGTCAATCTTGATGAGATTGTTGTTGGTCACAAAGAGATTCAAGAAGATCTTGAGAAAGTTTACATTCATGGTGAGCGTCAGATTGATCGTTACTCAGGATGGATGCCTGATGATGAAGTAGAGTACAAAAACTACGTTGTATCAGAGGTAGCAAAAGTTCGTACTAGTTACGAAAGTTACAAAAAATCTGCACAGAAATCTGTTAACTATCTTGTGAAACAGTTTGAGATGAAAAAGTCTGCTGATGATTACAAGCGTCAGTCTACTTCTCGCACTGGTGTCATCGATACCAACTCACTATACAAGTACAAGTTGACTGATGACATCTTCAAGAAGATCACAGTTGTTCCTGATGGTAAGAACCATGGTCTTGTTATGCACATTGACTGGTCTGGTTCTATGTCTCACATCCTTTTGGATACTTTGAAGCAGACTTACAATCTTATCTGGTTCTGCAGAAAAGCAGGTATTCCATTCCGTGTTCTTGCTTTCCAAGATTCATATCATGGAAGAAGTGAAAACGAAAACACTGGTAAAGAAGGTGATCTTAACATTCATGATTCATTCAAACTTCTTGAGTTCTTCAGTTCAAAGCAGAACAAACAGTCTCTTGAAAGATCTATGTTCATGATCTGGTGTCAGGTTTCTAGTATGTGTTATGGCAGCAACCTTCAAGCATCATACAAGTATGGTCTTGGTGGTACTCCACTTGCTGAAGCAGTTCTTTGCACTCGTCAACTTGTTGAGAGAATGAAGAAAGAAGAAAACATTCAGAAGGTAAATGTTGTTTGCCTTACTGATGGCGAAGCAAATCCTATGGCATACAATTCCTACCACAAATCAGACTGGGATGATCATGGATACATGAGAAGGGTATCTCTTTGCCACTCACATGGTAAAGTTTTCTTCCTTCGTGATCCTAAAACTGGTTTCACTAAGAAGATCAATTCTAGTCCTTACACTACAACTAGAGAGATTGTAGGTTTTCACAGAGAGATCACTGATTACAACTGGATCGGTATTCGTATCTGCACAAAGAGTGATCTTGGACGTGCAGTTCGTGCTAATCTAGATTACACTCCTCAAGATCTTGACAAGAAGTGGAAGAGAGAAAAGTTTTTCTCCATCTCAAAGCAAGCAGGATTTAGTGAGTCTATCTACATCCCCAACAAAAATCTTGGTGATGGTACTGAAGAACTTGCTATCTCTCAAAAGGGTGAAGTTGCTACCAAAGCAGAACTACAACGTGCATTCAAAAAGCACATGGGTTCTAAAATGACTAACAAAACTGTCCTCAACAAATTCATCGAACAGATTGCATGATTTATCACTTTGCGGTTTACCTGACCATCTTCCTATGTCTCCTCCTGATGTTCGGAGTGTTCGA